AGAAAAGAGATTTTGTGAGAAGCTAAAAAACAGGGGGGGCCAGCGCCGGGCAGAGGGTAATTAGTGAAAGGGGGGGGGTAAAATGGATAACAAACAGATTAACAGGTAATTAAACAAGAAAAACGCGGATAAACCGCAATAATTGACATTATATGAGTTTTAATAAAAAATATATCGATAGTTTTCTAAAACGTCACAACATTAACGAGGCCGCCCAATTAAAAGCCCGGGAAACTTTGGACGCAATGCGGGCCCGCTTCAATAAATTAAAAAGACAATTAGAGGACAGCCCAGAACTTTCGTTCATGGCGTTTGATGAAATTCACATAGTTAGTATAGTTATTTGCGAGGAGCTGCAAATGCTTGCCCTTTTAGATGTTTTGGAATTGGGTACTATTATGAAAGTAGACGCCGCCGGAAACATCAAACAAAAAAATCATTCAATTTCTACATATTTTCAAATGACTAAACTTATAAATGAGACGTCCCGGAAATTGGGCCTTTCTCCATTAGATAGAAAAGATTTAAAAATTGAAAAAGTTTTAGAGGATGGAATGGACGACTAAAACCGGCCCGGAAAATATGGAATATTTCAATGGCGAAACAGGACAAAACGAAACAGATAACCGCGTACATATTAGAACAGGAACGGAAAGCGGACCAGTACAAAAAAGATATAGAAAGCGGCTCCCAAATTGCCAGCTTATATATAAAACAGGCCGTGGCCCGCTCCAGGAATGATGAAAAACGAAAAGATATTTATTTCTCCGTTGAGGCGGTTAAAAGAGTTTTTGAATTTTTCTACTTTATAAGAATTAAAAGCGGGTCGGGTTATACCCGTTTTAATCTTTCACCTTTCCAATGTTGGATTTTATCAGAAATTTTTGGTTGGTATTATACAACCGGCGCCCGGCGTTTTCGTTACGCAATTATTTACACGGCCCGCAAATCAGGAAAAACGGTTTTTACGGTTGGCATTGAATTATACATGTTGATTTATGACCGGGAGGAGGACGCCGAGGCCTATCTTTGCGCAACAACCCGGGAGCAGGCCGGGCAGGCTTTACGTTACACGAAAAACATAATTAAGAACTCCCCGGCCCTCAAAAAGCGTTTAAAGGTTCAACAGTTTCAAATAATTTACTCAAAGCGGTCGGGAATTTTAAAAGTTTTAGCCAACAAACCCGAGGCAAATGATAGTTTAAACCCCTATGTTTATGTTATTGATGAAATGCACGCCCACCGGACTCTTGATTTTTTAAATGTAATGAAGTCGGGTACAATGTCAAGAGATAACCCGCTGGGCCTTATTACTTCAACTGCCGGTTTTAATAAAGAATATCCATTTTTCCAAATGGTTGAAACGGCAAAGCGCACGCTGGCAGGTGTAATTGATGATGATATAACGTTCATAGCGCTTTACACCTTAGACGAGGAGGACCCCGCCGACGCCCCTGAAAATTGGATTAAATCAAATCCAAACATCGGCCAAACGATACGAATTGAGGCCCTAAAATCAGAGTGGGAAAAATCAAAATTATCTATTTCAGAAAAAAACAACTTTATTACAAAAAACCTGAATAGATATTTAGATAACGCCGAGCAATGGATACCCGACGAACAAATTAAAACATGTTTCAAAAATTTATCAATACCCCCGGGCCGCGTTAACGCCTTTGCAGGGATTGACCTTTCCAGTACCCGCGATTTAGCCGCGTTGGTTATCGTTTGGATTGACCCCGTAACCGGAAAAATGGGCGTAATTCCTGAATTTTATTTCCCGGCAAACGAAATAAAACGGGTGCGGGCCTCTGGTATCGATTTGGGGGAATGGATTGAGCGCGGTTTTATATTTCAACATGAAAGCCCCACAATTGATCATACATTGATATTTGAGCGCGTGGCCTATTATCATTCTTTATTTAATATAATCGATATATTTTACGATAAATGGAATTCGGCTTTTATAGTTCCTGAAATTGAAAACAAACTATATATTAACTGCAAACACTTTGAGCAACGCACAACCCATTTTAATTTCCCTTTAAAATACATTGAAAGGCTTGTTTTTAATCAGGAAATTAGTTTTAGTACAAACCCCGTCCTGCGTTGGATGCTTTCGAATGTCGTTTTATATTACGATGGAAACGGAAACATTAAAATTATGAAAAACAACAGCAAAGACAGCGTGGACGGCCCCGTCGCTTTAGCAATGGCCGTCGCCGCGTGGCTGGCCTCAAATAACGATACAACCGCCGAATTTTTCCGGGAATTGATAGGAGCCAACGCCCCGAAAACCTAAAAAAATTCTGTTTTGGATATATTACCAAAATAGAATTCTATGAGTTTTTTAAATACGATTTTTGGGTTTTTCCCTAAAATTTCCAACCGCTTAAAATATTCGATCGGAGCAACCTATCAACCAATCGAAACGAACGGCGTAACCGGCCTCCCTGAAAGAATTGCAACGGTTTTCACATGTTGCGACGTTTTAGCGTCGAATTTATCAAGAATGCCGCTTTATATTCAAGCTGAAACCGACTGGGGAAAGACTGAATTAAAAAACCACCGCCTTAGTTATCTTCTAAAATTCAAACCAAACGGATATCAAAACCCCCAGCAGTTTTGGAACACAATCGAATATCATAGAAACTACTATGGTAACGCCTTTGCACGAATTTACAAAAACAATTATACGGGCTTTGTAACTTCATTAGAAATTATACACCCGGGCTACGTGAAAGAATATTATTTTGAAGCGGGCCGCCTTTTTTGGAAAGTTTACAACTTCGATTTAACCCGCGACGAAACAATACCCGACGACGAAATTTTACATTTTCGCGGGCTTTCAGAGGACGGGATTGTGGGGCTTTCTCCATTGGTAGCAATTTCGCGGCAAACAAATATAAATGAACGGGCCACCGCAACAATGGACAATTTCTATAAAAACAACGCCACCGCCCCGGGCGCAATGTCAACAGAACTCCCCGCCGCCCTTTCAGCGCAGGGAAAAATGGCTTTGGATGAATCAATTAAAATGTTTAACGAAACCAACGTGGGCCCCGAAAACGCCGGTAAATTAATACGCCTGCCGCTGGGTTCAAAAATCCAATCTTTAGCCATGCAATTTGCCGACGCCCAATTAATACAAACTTTGGAATACACCCGGCAGGATATTTCAGCGGCCTATCACGTCCCTTTATTTATGGTTGATGGCAGCGCCGAAAAATTAGACGTTGAGCAACTTACAACGCTATTTAAAAACAATACAATGGGCCCAATTTGCGCAATATATACCGCCGAATTAAACGCAAAACTTTTGCGCCGCGACGAATTAGAGGCTGGCCTCTCTGTCACTTTCGATATAATGAGTTTAATCGCTTTGGATTTTGCCGCCCTTGTATCCGGAATTAGTGAACAGGTTGCAAAGGGTTTAATGACACCAAACGAGGGCGCCAAAAAGCTGGGCAACAAACCAATCGCCGGGGAATACGGGAACTATCATTATACACAAGCGCAAAACATACCTTTCGAAAAATACGGGCAATATAACCCGCTATTAAAAAACGATCCTAATTTAAAAACAAATAGAAGCGATGACAGCAACGAATAATAAAATTAAAATAAGGGCCACCGACGCCGAATATTTCATCCGGAAAGAAGAAGAAAGCGGGAAAACATTTATAGATTTTTACGCCGCTGTATTCAATCAAAAGTCAAAATTAATAAGGGAATATGGCGAGGTTTTTTATGAAATTATAGGACCGCTGGCCTTTGTTGGTGTATTAAAAAACCCCGAATTAAATACAATCGCAACCGTTAATCATAACCGGGCGCAAATGTTGGGCCGCGTTAAAAGTGGAACCCTTACAATGATAACCGACGCCCGGGGTTTAAAGTGCACTTTAGAGATCCCCGACACAACAACGGGCCGGGATTTGGTTGTAATGATTGAACGCGGCGACTATTTTGAATGTAGTTTCATTTTTACAATAGAGGAGGGCGGGCTTATTTATGACCGTGCCCCCGAAATTGCCGTCCGCACCGTTACTAATATTGCTGCCCTTATTGATGTTTCGATAGTTATAGACGGGGCCTACGCAAACACCGAAATAAAAAAGCGCTATTTAAACGAACCCGGGGAGGCCGAAATTGAAACAAGCGAAAAAAATCCAAACGATATATTAATTAAACAAATTGAACTATTAAAAATAAAAAAATAAACATGTCGAAACGTTCAGACAAATTAAAAGAGCAAAGGCAGGCCAAAATTCAGGCCATGCAGGCAATTTTGGACGGCGCCGCCGATAACGGAATCGCCCGCGCTTTAACGAGCGAAGAAAGCACCAATTTTAACACCACTAAAACGGAGGTTGAAGTTTTAGACGGCGAAATTACCGCCGCCGAGCAGTTTGAGGCTCGCGCCTTACAAATGGAATCAGAAAACACCAACGCCGCCCAGCACCAACGCGGGTCGGGTTCAACTATTCAGGTTAAAAAGAACGCCGCTCCCTATTCATTGGGTAAAGCATTGCGCGAATTTTCACGCGGCGGCGAGGACAAATTAACCGGAATTGAGGCCGAGCAACATCACGAACTGGCCCGGGGTATTTCGTCCGAGGGGTTGTTAGTACCTTACAACCGCGCCGCAAATACAACCACAACGCACGCTGGCGCAATTATTACAAACATCGATGCCGGTTTGTCTGTTCTTGGTTCCGAACCCCTTTATAAAGAAATGGGGATTACCATAGTTCCCGATTTGCGCGGTTCGTTCAAAATTGGGAAAAAGGCCGCCGACGTCGCAAGCAAAGTGGCCGAGGAGGCTGACATTACAGCAGAAAGCGGCACCCCTTCATTTGTAACGATGGCCGCCGAGCGCTTTGGAGTTACTGACCTGTTTACAAAGGAATTGCTGGCACAGGAAAGCCCGGCAGTGCAGGCCGCAATCATAAACGATATGATAAAAGGCTCCGACCGTAAAATTACCGCCGAAGTTTACACCGTAGCACTGGCCGCCGCAACCGCAACAACCGGGGGCGCTTTAACCGAGGTCGGGTTCAATACCCTGATGGCCGCCGTTGATGGCGACGGGGCGTTTGCAATGGAACGCGGTTCATTCTTTACTGCAAAGGCTGTAAAAGTTGACGCCGGGTCGGGCATTAACCTTGTAAAACCGGGAATAAGAAACGGCATAGGTGTAACCCATGACGGGACCCCCGTTTTTTATTCGGCTTTATTTGCCGACGGGTCGCTTCAACAATACGTTATTTATGGCGTTTGGGCCGAAATTTGGCTGGGCCTTTGGGGCGCTCTTGAAATTCTGTTCAACCCTTACACCTACCAAAAGTCGGGGCAGGTTGAAGTAACTGTAAACCAATTAGCCGACGTCGCTTGCCGCAACGCCTCGGCCTTTGTAAAATCTCCCGATTTGGAAACTTAATTGAAGCCCTTTTTACCTCTTCATAAACCGAACGGGGCCGGGAATTCCCGGCCCTTGTTTTTTTATAACCGCTAAAGATTGAATAAATGTTAATAATAGCAATTGAACCACAAACCCGCACGAAAACAGGGACCCCGGTAACGCTTGCAAATGCCAAAAAACAATGCAACATTGAAACAAGTTTCACCGACGACGATACTTTATTAAACGATTTAACCGCCGCCGCAATTGAACAGGCCGAAAACGACACAAATAGCGACATTTTAGAAACTGCAAACGTGTTAACGGTTGAGCTGGAGGCCGGTTTTCAATCAAAAATCAGGGTTATCCGGACGCCGTTGAAATTGTTTACAAAATTGGAGTATTCAGCCGACGGGGTTACTTATGTCGAAATTTTGGCCGCCGAGTTAACCATTACACCCGGGTTTCATTATTTCGAAATAAAATCAACGGCAACAATAACCGGGGCCACTTGGTTACGCTTAACATTTACAACAGGCTACGCCGCCGCCTCAATTCCAAAGGTTTTAAAACAGGCCGTTTTAATACTTTTGGCCGATTTGTACGATACCAACCGGCAGGGCTATAATGAGAGCAGTATTGTAAAAAACGACATTTACAGCCGCTTAATTTCAAAACACATAAGAAACTATTTTTAATATGTTATCCGGAAATTTAAAGGCCCGGATTGATATTTATATTGAAACGGGTACGAAAAAAACTTATGAATTTTCATTTTCAGAAAGGGCCGAGGTATTTTTTGCCGGGGCAAAAGAAGCAATGATTGGACGCCTGCAGGCCCCTGACAAATCTTTAAAATTCAAAGTGCGCTGGCGCCCCGGGCGTTATAATGAAAAGCAGGTTATAAAACACGAAAACGACTATTATAACATAAGGGGGATCGATATTGATAGAGATCATGTATTTATTTATTTAGCCGCGGAAAGAATGCCGGTCGGGACCATTAATATAGAAACATAATGGATGACGGTATAAAAATAGAATTATTTGGCATTGAGGCGCTACAAAGTTACTTTGATAGCCTTTCAAATTTCGACCAATCGAAAATAATAATGGACGCCTACCGGGAGGGAACTAAACCGGTTTTATTGCTTGTTAAACAAGTATTAAGGTCGAAATTAATAAGCCATTCAAAGCGCGGAAACCTTGAAAAATCGATAGGTTTCGTGCCGGGTAAAATAAAGCGGGGGTC